ATATATTGCAGAACTAATTTACGGCGACGAGGCTCGAGATCACTTTGACGAATCTGTAAGATGGGTTATTATTCTTATTATATTTGTATTTGATCCGCTCGCTGTTCTTTTACTCATAGCAGCTAATATGAGTTTAAAAAACGCTGCAAATAGATTAACTACTAAAAAGGTAGTAAAGTTTGAAGACGCTGCTATACCACCTGTAGAAGAGGAAAGAGAGTTTTTAGATTTTGATGATGATTTTGAATGGAAAGATTTACCAGAATCAGAACTAGATAAATTGATTGAGCAGTATCGAGCCAATCCTAAAAGTCAAAAAGAAGGTACATTTGTTAATTTTAAATTAAAAAAGCTAATCGCATACAGATATAGCTTGAACTCTACCCCTTCTTAGCATATAATATAAATTAATATTACAAATGAGGTGATTATGTCTGATTTTTTTCGTAGTATGGTTAAAGAATTGAATGATGAAAATACAACTATGGCAGAAGATGGTCTCAATAGTTCTGAATTCTCCGGAACGGTTGATACAGGTTCCTATATTCTTAATGCTGCTCTTAGTGGGTCCTTATACGGCGGTGTGCCGAATAATAAAATTACTGCTTTTGCAGGAGAGTCCGCAACTGGTAAAACTTTTTTTGTTATGGGAGTTGTTAAGCAGTTTCTTAATGATAATCCTGCAGCTGCTGTTTTTTACTTCGATACTGAGGCTGCTGTAACTAAAGATATGATGAAGTCTAGAGGTATTGATACTTCTAGAGTTATTATTTCTGAACCTGAGACTATTCAAAAGTTTCGTCATACTGCATTACAAATTATTGATAATTACTCTAAGACGCCAGAAAAAGATCGCCCGCCTATGATGATGGTTTTAGATTCTCTTGGTCAGTTATCTACTACTAAAGAAGTTGAAGATACTGCAGCTGGTTCTGAAACTAGAGATATGACTAAGGCAGCTGTTTTAAAAGCTACGTTTAGGGTTTTAAATCTTAAGTTAGCTAAAGTAAATGTTCCTCTGCTAGTGACTAACCATGTATATGATGTCGTAGGATCATATATTCCTATGAAGGAGATGTCAGGTGGCTCTGGTCTTAAGTATACTGCTTCGCAAATTGTTTTCTTGGGTAAGAAAAAAGAAAAAGATGGCCAAGAAGTAATTGGTAATATTATCAAAGTAAATATGATGAAGTCTCGTTTTACTAAAGAGAATAAAAAGATTGAAGTATTGCTTACTTACGATAAAGGCTTAGATCGTTATTATGGTCTCTTGCAATTAGCTGAGAAATATAATATTATTAAGAAAGTATCTACTCGTTATGAGTTGCCAGATGGTACTAAAGTGTTTGGCAAATCCATTAATAATGAGCCAGAAAAATACTTTACTGAAGATATAATGGCTCAGTTAGAGGAAGCAGCTCAAAAAGAGTTTATGTATGGATCACCTGATACTGTAGAAGAGGCTGAAGAGCTTTCTATGATAGAAGAAGAATTATATAATGTCAATGATTAATGAACCAAATGATGTAACCGGAATGTATGAAGTAATCTTTGATGAAAAAAACCATCATACTGCTCCAATAAGAGTGTTAGAAGGTACATTCAAAGATTTTGTTTACAAATATGGTGAAGTTAAAGTAGGTGACTTCGAAGAAGAAGACCAGGACGTACCTTTAAAATTTGATTATGAACTTTTAGAAGCACCAGAGAGCTATAAGTCTGTAAATGAAGATGCAGAGCAAGTTCAATTTGAACAGCTGATTGGTGACATACTTTATGATATAATTGTGAATTCAGATATGGTGAAAGAAGCAGTGAGAGAAGCAAATTATGGCGATAGAAACAACAATACTGAGTAGTATTGTAAAAGACGAGCAGTATGCTCGTAAAGTAATACCTTTCTTAAAAGAAGATTATTTTCAAAACGTAGCTGAGCGCATTGTCCTTAAGAAGATTAATGCATATATGGATAGCTATAATAAAGCTCCTACAGCTGATACTTTATTAATAGAGCTTGGTAATGATACTTCTTTAGTCGAGTCTGACTATACAAATAGTGTAGCATTAGTAAATACGTTTTCTGAATACAGCGAAGATCATGATACTGATTGGCTTGTAGATAAGACAGAAGAGTTTTGTCAAGAGAAAGCTGTTTATAATGCTATTATGGAATCAATTCATATTATCGATGGTAAGTCTAAAAATAAGGCTAAAGATGCTATTCCATCTATCTTATCAGATGCATTAAGTGTTGCTTTCGATAATAATATTGGTCACGACTTTTTAGAAGATTGGGTTGCCCGTTATGACTTTTATCATACTGTAGAAGAAAAGATTCCTTTCGATATTGAATATCTGAATAAGATTACTAAAGGTGGAGTGTCTCGTAAATCGTTAAATATTATTCTTGCTGGTACTGGTGTTGGTAAGTCTCTTGCTATGTGTCATTTCGCTGCGAATAATCTTATGGAGGGCAAGAACGTTCTCTATATTACTATGGAGATGGCTGAAGAAAAAATTGCTGAGCGTATTGATGCCAATCTTCTCAATGTTACTATGGATGAGTTAGAAGATCTACCTAAGCTTATGTATGACAATAAAATTGCTAAGCTTCGCGAACGTACTGCTGGTAAGCTTATTGTAAAAGAGTTTCCTACTGCATCAGCTCATGCAGGTCACTTTAGACATTTAGTTAATGAATTAAAGATTAAGAAAGGTTTTGTACCTGATATTATCTATATAGATTATTTAAATATATGTGCTTCGTCTCGAATGAAAGGTTTAGGTGGATCTGTCAACACATATAGCTATGTTAAATCTATTGCCGAAGAACTGAGAGGATTAGCTGTTGAAAAAGACGTACCGATATTCTCTGCAACGCAGACGACGCGCTCGGGTTATACTAGCTCGGATATTGGGCTTGAAGATACGTCCGAGTCTTTTGGATTACCCGCTACCGCAGACCTTATGTTTGCGATTATAAGTACAGAAGAGTTAGAAGATCTTAATCAAGTAATGGTTAAGCAGTTAAAGAATCGTTATAATGATCCTACTCAAAATAAACGCTTTGTAGTTGGTATTGATCGAGCTCGAATGAGATTATATGATGTAGAAATGTCCGCTCAAGAAGATTTAATTGACAGACCTAATAATATATCAGATGATATACCTGTCTTTGATAGAGGTATAAATAAATTTGAACAGAAGGATTTTAAGGCGTTATTTACATGAGTCAATGGCATGGAGGCAAAGGTTCTAGACGTAGAACTGCTCAAGATGAAAAACAGTTTAAAGAAAACTGGGATCGCATCTTTAGTAAGAAAGAACCTATCGTAGACGAGGACGGTACTGTACATGACAAGTGTGGTACACCGGAATGTTGTGGTAAATGTGCTACAGCTGGTGAATATGTACATGATATTGTTAACTCATTGAAAACTAATGAGAAAAAAGTTTCCCAATAAAATCAAGTAGTTACATGCGTCCTGCAGTAACCTATTGAAATCCAACAAAAATTAATTGCAGAAAGTAGTTGATTTTCTGTCTTCTTGTGTCTATAATATATGTAAGAAATAAGGAGATACAAGATGATTAATTACGTTACTGGTTATGAGTACTCAGGTCGCAACGCAGACATACTTGCTGCTGTAGACGCTGAAGCTGTTGTTACTTTTAAACAAGCCGTTCGTGATTTGAAGATCCCTGGAAAGAAATTGAAAGGTATCAAGAAAGCTGCTACTCTAGTTCGCTTCTCAAAGAAAGAAACTGAAGTAGATCCTGAGACTGGAAAAGAGCGTCCTAAGCCTATTTACTTTTCAGTCTTTGATGTCCAAGACGTCCTCTCTAGAAAGGGGGCGTGATGGATATTAATAAAATGTTCACAGTATACTTTTTTAACTTCGGTTATACAAAGCATTTTAATACTCTTGAAGAGGCAATGCAATATGGCCGCGAGTCTGGTTTTGAGTGTGCTGTAATTAATCCTGAAGGTGTAAATATAAGAACCTTCAAAGTCATATGAGGAGATATGAATGTTTAATGTTGTGACTGTGGTTAACAAGAAAATTGTTAAGAACGTTTCTTTCAATGAAAAGAAAGATGACGATGCAATGAAGAAAGCTCTAGTTGAGTGTGATAGAGCTATTTGGGATAATCAGGATGCTGATAACGATTTTGTTGTAGCATTGATGCAAGATGGCCGAGTACTTCGCTTTATGAATGACTCTGGTTGGCAAGCGCCTCGTCGTAGTATTTACGAATAATGGGGACGAACGGAGGGGGAGGGTTAGCCACCTGTACCCCCTCGAAGTCGGCTTATAGAGAACCCCTCCGTTCACTTTTTTGCGCTTGTAGCTTAGTTGGTTAAAGCAGCCCGCTCATAACGGGTCGACCGTAGGTTCGAGTCCTACCAGGCGCACCAAGACTGCCCTTAGCTCAGCTGGATAGAGCAAGTGCCTTCTAAGCACTAGGTCGGGGGTTCGAATCCCTCAGGGCAGGCCAATCGCCCGCATGGTGGAATAGGTAGACACAAAGGACTTAAAATCCTTCGCTATGTGCGTCCCAGTTCGAGTCTGGGTGCGGGCACCAAATTCCCGAGTCGAGTGCGCCACGCCCGAGTGGTGAAATTGGTAGTAAGAAGGTAAATAAATGAGTGTAAATGGTATATTTGGTCTACCTTTCTATCATTCGAATATTGAAAATAGAAAGCTTCTCAATGATCAGTTGTATAATGTGTATCATCAAATAGAATCAAATAATGGTTTTGATTATTACCCCGGGTACAGTCCGTCGCATCTTCTGAGTGGTTTCCAAAAGAATATACTTGAACTATATGATTGTTCACATTTTGAGAATGAAATACGTAAACACATAGCAGCGTACCTTAGAGATATTCGCTCAGATGTTACTTTGGATAATACAGATCATAAAATTCAAGCTTGGATGACTGTCAATAAAAAGAACCATTATGCTATGGTTCACAGTCACGGAACAACAGATTTAGCTGGTGTATACTATCTTAAAAGCATTTCCAAAGGTGGACGTATATTTTTCCGC